TCCGCCCAGCGCCGCTGATCAGGCCGGCGGATAGCTGCTGGCGAAACCGATCATTGAGGCTTGTGGCGTCAATTGTCTGCCGGTCGGTGTTGAACTCGTAGCCCTCCACCGATCCCAATAGGTTGAACTGCACATCACGCACGCGCACGCTGATCGCCAACGGATCGCCGGTGAATGCTGCCAGCGGAATCTCATTGGCGCGGACGTTGTTGACCGCATCGGTGAAGGTCGGGAAGAACCGCAGGCCGCCCACGGCGTTGACATGCACGTAAGCCGTGAAGCTCTCCTGGGGCGGGTCGGTGCTCTCCAGGCCCCACACGGACGGCGGGAAGAACACCAGCCCACGGGCGTCCGTGGTGCTGATGTCCACCCGATCGCCGATCAGGATGTTGTTGATCGCCCCATCAAACGACAACCGGTTTAGCGACGTGTTCACATCGTCGGGGATGATCTGATCAGACACCCGGCCGATGAATGCCTTGGTGCCACGCCTCAGCTTGACGTTGCCCTTTGTGCCGAGGTAGTGCGTCATCAGTTGGCCTGGTTGATGGCCTCGTCAAAGTCTCCGTCCATCGTGAACTGAATCGGCACCACCACCAGCTCACCCACCGCCGAGCCGATCACGGCGTTGGTGATGTAGGCGTACATCTTGATGTCGTCAATGCCGCCGGTGTCTACGTCCAGCTCCAAGAACACTCGATCCTGTTCGGTGATGGCGCCCCGCTTGTGAATTTTGGCCAGTAGCGCGGTGAACTGCGTTTTCTGCGCCGACTCGCCCGGCTCCAGCCGGTAGTACATCAGGGTGGCACTGCCCGTTGCGCCCTTTAGCGATGGGACAAACGACCGCGCATCAGCGCCTAGGTCAGCGGTGGGCAGCAGATCAACGCTGGTTTCCACAGACCAGCTCTGCACCTTCGCAACGGGTTTGCCGTTGAAGACCAGTGCCCCGGTTCGGCCTGTGTAGTAACCCATCAGCTGGCGCCCTCCTGCATCTCAGGCTACTCACCGCACGCTGAGCAGCGACCCGCTGAACGCCCTGGCGGGATACTTGCCAGGGGTGCGGGAGCTGGGGTAGGTCACGGTGTCGGCACGTAGAACGCCTCGGTCGGCGGGGTGAAGCTGCCGGTGCCGTAGCGGGCGGAGTTGGAGATGCGGATTTGTCCGATAGCACTATTAGTGAATGGCTCAGCGTTGAATGCCGTAAAGCTCAATACGGCATTTAATGGAATAAGTCCTGGCGTAGGCATTGTTCCATCAGTTTGAGTCAAAACCAATGGATCTCCGTCGTAATGGAAAACATTTTGCCCATTGATACGCTGGAAGCAAGCGTGCTTCCACCCTTGGACAGAAGAGCCAAAAGATTCATAGACTCCTGCTCTGTTTAAGGTTAATCCTGAGTCGGTGTCCTGAATCAACCTAAAATCAATCTGATTATTCTCCTCCGGTGTTCCTGGATTTTCGTAATCATCCCATTGCGCCGAGTGAGACATGTTTAATCCAAACCCGTTATCGCTTTGGACTTGGACAATAGAAGATCCAACACTGCCAAGAGGCGGAGATATGATAGCTGCTCTCGCCCAAAACTCAATCGTGAAATCACCGGACAGTGTTTCGTCTGGTATCTCAATCTGCCAGTCGTGCGAATAAGAAGATTCGTCGTCACCTTCTTGCGCTGCAAACGCTAACTGGCCTAAATGGGTCGTTGTTCCGTAATCGCCTGTAGCAACGTTTTTGACAAGGGTTACGGCACCTGCTGGAAAGACTTGCGCATCTTCTTCGTCGTACCAAATCACCAGCTCTTCCAGCTCTTCCGGCTCAGGCGGCTCCGGCGGTAGTGGCGGCGCCACAATCACAGCATCGCCCATTGCGTCCACTGCGAAAATCTCATCACTGAAATTAGCCACCCGGCTCAGCAGGTTGCCGTCCACCGTCTCGCAGGGGTGCTCCAGCGCCTTAACTGTCACCTCCCCTTCCTCGCTCATCGTCACCTCTGTTACCCGAAACACCCGCCTGCGATCAGCGACGGCACCCAGCACGAACATGGCGCCCGCGTCGCCGCTCAGGGCGTTGGCCTTGCCGTCCGCCACCGTCACGCTGGCCAGGGAGCGGACGTTGCCGCCGCTGCGATACACCAGCGCGGCATAGGTGCCGTCGCGGATCCGATCGCTCAGCGGGGCATTGAGCACGCCGCCAGGCGTCACCACGCCGGCTGTCATTCGGTCCCAGGTGTTCAGCCCCACATCCACGTAGATATAGGCGCCAGGGCTTACCGGTGTGTCGGTGGGGAAGGTCTGGAACTCAATGCCTCGCCGCACCCATCGCCGCTGATTGCACAGCAGCTTGCCGTAGAGGATTGCCTGCTTGCGCTGGGTAACGAACTGCGATAGGTCGAACGTCTGGCGGATCGCTGCATCCTCAACGGCATCCACCAACCGCACATCGACGCTGGCGTTGCGCGGGAACACGTCATCTTCCTCTGTTTCCCGGTAGATCACCGTGGCGATCAGATCCTGAACGCTGGCGCCGTAGTCAAGGAACTCTTCGCGGTAGGTGCCCTCCAGGATGTTGCCAGTGGTGAACAGCGCCGAGATGTTCACCCGGCGATTGGCGCGGCCGCTGCTGTTCACCGGCACTGCCGGCACTAGCGTCTCCTTTCCGCCGATCTTGCCGAACTCCAGCAGCGAGTAGGGCGCCACCTCGGCCCAGAACTGCCGCCAGGATCCGACCTCAGCGATCAGCGGATCCATGAACAGTTGGCACCCGAGGCCGCTGTACTGACAGAACCGCTTGCTTAAGGCCAGGCTTTGCCAGTCCACGCCGGATGGCTTGGCATACCGGCCGATGCCGTTTTCCTTGTCCAGCACCGTGTCAGCGAAGATGTCCGGCGCCCAGCTGGTGCTGCCAGCGCTCTTGCTGTAGGTGCCGTCATCACTCACCACCCAGGAATCCTTACCCTCGGTGACGAACGCCGAGATGCTGCGCAGATCCTGCACGCCGCGGCCGGAAAATACCCCGAATGCCATGGTGCTCATCCGGGCATACTTGCCCTCAGTTGATCTCAGCTGTTGCTCTGTAACGGCCGTGATCTGGAACTCTGGGCCCGCCTCGAAACTGAACTGAATGTCGGTGTCGCTGCGGACGCTGAACAGATCCCACTCATTGGTGAGCACCGGCCCGCGATCCTTCAGCACTGAGCTGATGTCCTTTAGGTCGCCCACCCATCGAAACCGATTGCCGTTGTGCCTAAAGCTTTCGCCTTTGCCGCTGTTCTCAATCAGGGCGATTTGTTTCTGCCCGTTTTGCGCCCGCTCGGCCGCTAGGTCGCTGATCGGCTGAAACTCAAACTCCCACTTCTGGTTGCCGCTGCCGGCGCGAAAGTCAAGGCTGATGAAATTATCGAGATCAGCGGACCTGCGGCAGGCGATAATCAGCGGCAGCAGATCCTGTGTGGCCCTGCTGAGCGGCCGATACAGCAGCCGGAAGAATGCCAGCCGGGACTTAATGCCGTTGTCACTTGCCTTGTATCCCTCGGGCTCGCTGTCGCCGTATTTCTTTTGCCTGCCTTGGATGCGGCGGAACAGCTTGACCCGCATTGAGAACGACACCATCTCGCAGGCTGTCACCGTCTGATACGCGGCGCTGTCGGCCTTCACCAGCGCCTTGGTGTAAAAGCTGTCATCCTTTGCGCCGTTTTCCGGCGCCTTGCTGTCGCCGTAGGGCGTTGACGGGGTGCGGCCGGCAGCGATGCAGCGGAACGTGGCCCGCACCTCGTTGTCGTCAAGGTTGGTGTTGTCGGTGATGCTGAGCAGGGCGAATCGGGCAGTGCCCAGCTGGTAGGCGCTGCCACGGTCCAGGCTGCTCACCAGCTGGTAGCGCTGCTCCTGGGCGGCCTCTTCGGCGATGTTGGTTTTTTTGTTCTGGGTCTTGGCGAATACCAGCGTGATCTGTGTGCCGACCGTGTAGCGACCACTGCCGCCAGCGCCCCATCCGTTGGTGGTCAGGGTGATGCCATTGTTGGCGGTCACGATGTCGCCTTTGCTGTTGCGCTCCTGTAGCTGGA